GTTTTCCGATTACTCCACCAACTACCGGCCCGACATGAATTCCTATTCGCACAGAAAGGGGTTTATCACCTAATTTCCAGTTTTTACTTAGATCCATGACATCGAGAGCAAACGATGACATATTATATGCATGTTCAGGATCATGATTTGGAATACTTGCAACCGCCATGTAGGCATCTCCAATCGTTTTGATTTTTTCAATTGAATGCTGGGCTGCCAATTGATCTATTTCACTAAATACTTTATTTTTACGAGTTTTTACTTCTTTATACATACCACTTATTATATCAGTAGCATATACATTACGAGATGCAGTGTCGGGATCAGAACCTGTTCCTTTTTTCCAATTAATGTTAGCTTCTGTATTTACAAAACGCTGTAATTCTTTTAATCCTGGTATAGGAACTTTAACTTTTTCCAATACTACATACTTAGGAGTTATTTTATATACCTTAACAAAAAATTCAGGATATTTACTCATAAAATTATACTGAGCATATTTGAATTCTGGATTTATATTAGTATATTTTTTTACAACTTTATCTGGAGATGATATGAAATCATATGTTTCTCCTTCAACGTTGTCACCTGAACCCAGTTGTGTTTTTTTCTGGATGTTTAGTTCTTTTAATATGTCTAATAGTTTTATCATATTACCATTTTCTACAAGACCAGTATCTAGCTTTAGTACGTGGTCCTGGGTTAGCGCAATTGTGTCTTGCTCTAAATGCTTTACGTCTTACAGGATTGTTTTTCTTGATGTTCATTCCCTTAGCACCAAAGTTTACTTTTACAACTTTGCCTGTTTTAGGATTTTTAACATATACTTTAAATTTCTTACTGTCACCGCGCATTGGTTTACCTAATGGTACAGTGCGACCTTGATATTTGGCTTCAAGTAAACAATCACAATCAGCTTCGTTAAGCTCTTGTTGATACGCTTCCATAAACTCAACAAATTCTTTTATGTCTTGTTCATTTTCAACGTCGTACTCTAGTATTTCTTCTTCTTCTAGAAGTTCTAATAATTTAATCATAATGTTTTATTTTGAATGCCACCAATTACAGCAATATTCATCAGCAGGATAAGGAATTTCAGAATCATTATCATGCCATTTTAACCAATATTTGTTATTACATTTATTACCTTTTGCTTCCCAATATTCACAATTAGCACACATTGAACCACCTTTAGTTACACGCATACCTGGTTTATGGTCTGCTGGGTATTCTGCTGGTCCTTCTTTTAATATAAGTTCTTTTAATTTCATTATTTTAAAAACTTAAATTTATATAATGTTGAATGTACCAAAGCACTCATTTCATCAACTTGATTTTGTAAATAAGGATCTTGTGGTAATTGTATACGAGCTCTATCAATAAACACAGACAAAGCTGTAAAATACATTATGATTGCTTCACAACTTTGATATTCTTGTAAATCAATATTAGTATATCCTTTAACGATACCGTATTTACCTTGATATGATTCTACAAACCCATCAATTAAATCTACGATAGCCTCATAGTATTCATTTAATGCTTTGTGAGCTGCAAATGATGGTGTTTGTAAATGAAACACGTGTGCTTGTGTTCTAGAAGACATTAATGTAGAAACGAAAACACCAACAGCGGTGTTTTGAATTGAGATTTCCATTATGATTGTGATTTAGATTTTCTCTCTTGTAAAAATTCAACTTTAGTACGCAATTCAGCTACTTGAGCTGTTAATTGTAACACTAAGTTGCGTAATTCATCTTTTTCTTTAGCTGATTCTACTAGCAATGCTTCTAGTTTAGATATACGATCTTTACAATCGTGACGAATAAATTCTTCATCACGTTCTTTACGCATAGAGCGTTTCTCGTAAAATCTAAAAGCAGCAGCACTACCAAGAACGGTAATGGCTGTCATAAGTACTGTGTAAATGTTGTCGCTATTCATTGTATTATTGACAGATTATTGCCAATAAATATTAAGGATTGATAGTGTCCTTTAATTCTTGAATATGATCCTGTATATCTTTGGTGAATTTATCTTTATCTAAACCTTTACCTTTCCATGTTTCTATATCGCCCTGTTCAGTTACGAACTGATCATCAACTTCGTTTGTAAAATCAACTAAAGCATCTTCAAGATCTTTAATATATTGTTTAACTCCACCTGATATTAATGATTTAGCGTAGTTTTCAAATTTGCCTTGGCGTTTTAATTCAGTTTCGTATGTAATAATACAATCAAAACATTTACTATGAATAGGCCACATTTTTTTATTTAATGTGTTATTCTTCATTGCTTTACCACAACTAGGACAAGTAAGTGGTAAGTTTAAAACTTTTTTTAATTCATCAAAACGAGTAATAGTTTGTTTAATGCCGTTTTTGATAGTCCATTTTTTACCATTCTCCTCCCAAACATCACCTTCCTTATGTTCTACTTGTGTTTTGGTATAACCAACCTGAGTAACGGTTTTGGCAGTATAATCTTTTTGAATAATGTTGCGCATTCGTTGAACATCGCGTTCACGAAATTCGCGTTTTAACATATTATCACTCATAAACCTAATTCTTTAAGTTGCTTGATTGTACTAGCAGTTGAAGTATGTAAAATACCTATTCCTCCTTTAGCATTCCATTCATCAATCGTTTTTGCTAGATCATCAATTAGTATTCTATTTTCACCAGCAAACAATTGTTTTTCGTGACGAGGATATAATAGTAAATCTTTATATTGTGTTCTGGGGATATGTGTTTTAACCCAAGCTTGTTTACCTATACGAGATGTTTGGCTGCGTGATGGGGATGATAAAATAGATGGTTTATGTTTTTTAATATAATCCCATAATTGTCTACCATCACTAGTCCAATCTAATGAAGCCCAAAAAGCAGGACCTTGTTCATCTACAGGTTGCCAAAATTGAGGAGTGCTATTAACATAATGTTTAGTATCTACACCAGTTAATTCTTTATAACCTTTAACGAAGTCAACAATGACTCCGTCCATATCACAATAAATTTTATACATAACTATTGATATATTTCTTCGTGTTGTTTACCGAAATCTCTTAATAATATTCCTGCTTTAGCGTTTGCTTCGTTTTCAATATCAGAACCAGTTTTTCCGCTTTCATAACTAATACGTCCGTCTTCATCTTGTTTGCGGTGTACTAACTCGTGTGCTAACGTTCTTAATATATCACCCATGTTCCTATTCCCACAATAAACCCATATTTTATTACTATTCGGATCAAAATATCCAAAACTCCTCATTTTCTTCGCTTTAGCAGTATCATATGATAGGGATAAGTTACGAGGAGGATTCTGGATTTCCAAGTTTTTAATTGCGTATTTTACAAATTCACCAATAGTAGCTGTTTCGCTTTCATTTAGCTTACCTTCAAATAATTTGGTTTGTCTTGGTTGACCTAAATTCAATGTAGCCATTAATACTTTAGGTATTTTACCTAATTGTTTATGAGAAGCTAATAAACGATCACCATTAATTAAATAATACTTATCTTTATCATAATTCAATATTAATGGAATACCATCTTCAATTTCACCTACTTTACCATTAAAATTAAATGATTTGCTATTTTCAAGTTTAGACCAAATATCATCACTTAAAGCAACCATGTTACCAGCAACAAAAGCATATAACATATCAGGGATAGGTATATTAAATATTTGTGCTATTTTTTCAAGTTTACTTCTATTAGCATCAACTATTTGCTCATAAGCATCATCAACGTTTTGATACTTTTTTTCTTGTATAGTTACCTCTTCACCTTTATCTTCTGGTGGGGTTACTTTTCTACCTATTGTATTCATGAAATCAGTTAAGTTGATTCCATCTGGAATAAATTGAGCAATAGCGTCTGGGTTACGTGACTGGATAGCGTTTCTTAATCCTGTTGCATTTACAGCATCTACAGTTCCTGCATCAAATATTCTTACATTCGGATAATTCATACGCTTAAAACGATCAGCTTCACCTTTACCAAAGGCAACTACAAAATTAGTATCAGGATTATTTTTAACTAAATCATAAGTTTCCTTAACAGGATTTTCTAAAGCAACACGTATTTCAACATTATCATCTAATACTTCTTTATACAAATCCCAAACAGCAACACTTTCATCAGCAGTAACACCTTCACGTGTTTTAGGAGATACTAATACAACTACTTGATCGGCATTTTGAAGTAATTTTTTAACTACCTCAACATGACCTTTATGAGGTGGTTTGAATGCACCTGGGAATATAGCAATAGTTTGCTTATCTTGTTCAAGTAATATATTTGCTATATGTTGTCCTAAATTCATTTTAGAAAAGTATTTACTTTATTTTTAGCATCATCTATAGATGAAAATTCTGGTGTTCTTTTAACTAAGATTTGAATTGCATTATTTAAATCTGCTATTTCTTTATCGCGTTTAGCTTTCTCATCTGGTGTGTAAACTTTACCACTTCCTTTAACTGTTTTAAAGAATCTCTCTCTAGCAACAGCAGGATCATATTCTGCTTTACCTTCAGGATCATTATTAATTAAAACAAATTTATCACCAAAGGCTTGTTTATAATTATCAATATTGCCATTCACACCAGCCCATGTTTTAACAACAATAGCAGGCGGTAATGAACGACCTCCAGCTTTAATACGATCAGCGTTGCGTTGTAATGATGTATAAGGTGAAACCCAAATCATGACCATCATTGTATCGTAGCCTAATGCTTCTAATTCGTCTTTTTTCTTTAATAGCGGTTTACTAGCGGCACCCGTACCATCTATTACGATGTTTTGTTTAGCCCCAGATAGTTGTGCGTATTTTTCTTTAGTAGCTTTTTGAGCTTGACCCATTAATTTGGCCGCTTGCGATAATTGATCTTGCGTGAAATCTGCTACTTTTAAACCTAAACCTGCTGCTTTAAGTAATTCCTCGTAAGTGTCATCAACATTAATAACATTCAGATTTTTCGGTATTATTTGAGCAGAAGTAAATGTCTTACCAGAACCAGCAGGGCCAGCCAGGAATATGGCTTTTGGTTGTGATTGTACTTCTTTTAATAAATCTAGTAGTTTGATCATACGTGAATATAAATAGGTGACCTGGACGAGCCAAGCCACCTATAAATATTTGTTATCTTTAATTATTGTCCCTTAGCTGGAAAGCGTGTCCATCCATTTACCCATATTGGTTTAGATAATGTTTCCATTTCAGCTTTAGTATAGCTTACTTCTTTATTGCCTTGTGATAATGCTTTTGTTTTCATATTAGCAGCGGTAAATACTGTAGAAGTAGATTTAAAATTTAATAGTGGATCAAATGATTGAATTTCATTGTTTTCAAATTTAGAAACACCATCTTTATAAGCTTGTGCTGTTTCGTTTGATTCAATACTAAATCCACCCTTTTGATATCCTAATATTTTAGAATTAGTCATTGTAAATTGTGTTGCACGTCTCCATCTTAAACCTAAATTATGGTTTGCTAATGAAGCAGCATCAAATGGCCCAATCAATACCATACCATTTAATTTAGGATGTGTAAATGGTTGAGCAGTTGAACCGGTACCATCATTATCACATTCTACACCATTGCCAGCATCACCATTATCTACGAATTGAGGATCACGTTTTGATACACTGTTTGTTACAGTTCCGGTATAACCAAAGTCAAAATCATAATCATCGTCTGCTGTAGCGAAAGCATATAAATTTTTAGGAGATACAGTACCACCGAAAAATTCAAACGCATCGTCATTAGCATATACTGTTTGTACATTTTCAATTACAGTACCACTACCTACAGCACCTAATGTTAAGGCATTAATTTCTGAGTTAGGTAATGCAGCTACACCAGCATATTCAATGCGAACATACTTTAATACTCCGCTATTGTCAGCATCGTTTGTACCACCATAAGGACGACCAATACCACCTTCAATAGTTGGTTCTGATGATCTGTTAGTTTTAGCACGACCTAAAATTACAATACCACCCCAATCACCAGGAGACCTCTCGCCGGCGTTTTTACCTGAGGTGAATATGATTGGTTTTGTAGCTGTACCTTCAGCTATAATTTGAGCTCCTCTTTCAATACATAAAGCACCTTTCTCAGCAATGTCACTTACAATAGTAGTGCCAGGTTGAATGATTAATTTAGCACCATCAGTTACGTATACATAACCTTTTAATGTCCAAACTTTATCCGATGTTAAAGTTGTTGTTGTGTTAATGTTACCACTTAATGTTGTAGTTGAAGGTACATTGATTGGTCCTTCACCACCACCTAGTTCTTTCTTACAACTAAAAATACCAAGGATAAGTACTAATGCTAATAACTTTCTCATAGATTCAAGTTTAATGTTACTGAAATTGTTTGTTCGTTGTTTGTTTTAATTAAATCACCTTTTGTTTTTTGGTAATAAATTGATGGTTGCGCAAACACATCACTTATTGCTAATTTAAGTTCACCTTTATTTATTTTGTGTAAGTATACTACATCTAAAACGTTTCTAGAATTTTCAAATATATCAGCATATCCTTGGAAACCAACTGCTGATATTCTGTCTCCTACTCTGTTATAAGTGATGTTTAATGTTTCTTTTTTCTTATGTAAATTAACACCACCATTAATAACGTAATTAGATTGACCTTGCATTTGTCTATTTAATCCCTTTACATTTGAATTCATTAAGGAGGTATTAGTATAAAAATCAAACCACTCATTTATTTTCTTACGAATTTCTATTTCAACACCATATAATACAGCAGATTCCGGGTTAGTATAGGTTAATAACAGATTTGATGGTACAGATCCGTCTGCTACTATTTGTTCAATTGGTTTGATAAAATTTTTACCAAATAAACTTATAGATATATTTTCACCTGCTTTTGGATATAATTCATATTTTAAATCTAAGTTGTACACATCAGATTTTTCTAAATTAGGATTACCTAACAACTGTGCATTTCTTACAAAATCATAATAAGCAAAATTAGCTACTTCTCTGAATTCAGGTCTTGCTAATGTTTTACTTAATGAAAATCTATATTTTACTTTATCTAAATTATATGATAAGTTTAGTGATGGGAGTGGATCTAAATACTTCCTATTTACATTTACTTTAGTACCACTAAAATCAGCTGTTTGTACATTAAATAAATTATATTCTGTTCTTAATCCAGTATTTAATTTCCATTTACCAAAATCTTTATCATACATTACAAAACCATTGGCTAAATCAAAATCAGCTGTATATCTGTCTGTATTGTTAGTGATTTCGTTCATTATGTCAGCAGCATCATATCTGAATATTCTTGCTTGGAAATTTCTTAGGCGTTTGATATATCCACTTCCAACTTTAATATCACCAAAATCTTTACTAACACTTCCGTTAAAGCTATTTTCATCCATTATACTCCAAAAACGATAAGTATCTCTCCAAGCGGTAGCATAAGGTTCATTTATACCTAATGATTTAGTAATTGGATTAACTCTATAATCAGGTTGATCACGCAACATTAAATTATATCCTAAATTAACATCCCATGTTTTAATTTTAGCATCAAACTGAGTGTTAATAGATGTTTTAGTAATAGTGTTTGAAGAGTTACTTCTAACATTTTGTACATTATCAAAATTATCACCGTTACGAGTTAAATAAGATTCTTCAACTTGGTTGTTAAATAGTGTTTTTAAACTATAACGGTTAACTCCTAAATAAGTTATGTTTAATAATCCGTTTAATGATTTTACATTAGTAAATGATGTATCTTTATATTTGTACGCCAATTCAGTTGATGATTGATAATCTTGTCTATCAATATAATTTAATGAGTATGAATTGCGAGCAATAGAACTAAATAATACGTTCCAATTATTTTTCTTAACACCGAATGACAATGCACCGTTTGTGTTAGGAGTAGATGTAAATTCTTTAGCTAATGGAGATGAAATTAGTTTAGTATATGCTCTTTTATCTCCATTCCCACTGATACGAAATTTGTATGTAGAAGGGAAGTTAGATGGAAAATTAATATGTTCAACTAATTTAAAATTTTTATTTGTAGATATCAATCCATACCCACTACCTAAACTTAAATTAAAAAATTTATTAGATACTTCTTTAGTTGATACTTGAATTACTCCACCTGCAAAATCACCAGGTAAATTAGCAGTAGCGGATTTATTTACAACTATATTATCTATTAAGCTAGAAGGTATAATATCAAATGAAAATGCTCTACGATCAGGTTCAGTAGAAGGAAGCAATGTTTTGTTTAACATTGCTAAATTGTAGCGATCAGCTAACCCTCTAACTAATACAAATTTATCGTTTTGTATCGTAACACCACTTACACGCTTTAAAGCATCGCTAGCGGTTCTATCAGGTGTTTTTTTAATAAAATCAATTGATATACCATCAGACACAGCTGAATTATTGCGAACAATGTTTATAACAGCAGCTTCGGTGGATTTTTTGCCTGTAGAACGAATTGTTACTTCAGACATCGTTTTGTTAAATAAAGTGTCTTGGGTAAAACCAAAAATGGGACACAATAATAATAGGAATAATAAATGTTTCATTAAGTGAATTTAATTCACTCATACGTATTATTCCTTTATTTTAACACTTGTCGGTAATAATTCCGTCATAGGCTTAAAATCTGGGTTTTCTAGTTTATAGATGTCGTATATTTTCTTAAACATATCAAAGTTCTTATCAATTTCATTTATGAACTTTAATTCCCATCCTTTACCTTGTATTTTTCCGTTCTTTCCTTCTCCACGAGTGCTTGCTTTAACCCATAAGATACCTGTATGAGTTACCTTCTCATCGTGTGTTTCATTCCATGCTTGAGCGTAAGCGGCTAATTGTAAATCATAAGACGTATGTAAACTGTTCGATGTTTTAAGATCTAATAACCACACATTATCAAACAATCTAACGATTAAATCCGCTGTACCAGCATATTTGTGTTCGTCTGAGAATAGATGATATTCGGTTGCTATTAGTTCTGGTTTGTAAGTGTTCCAAAAATCAGCAAAGCGTAAAATCATTTTCCAAACATCTAGATTATACTTAGCATTTCCATACTCATCAATCCAAGTAATTTCTTCACCATTTAAAAAAGCATCTACAGCAGTGTGTACTTGAGTACCCTCACCAGCTGCTTTTGAAGCAATGATATCAGAATTATGACCTACATCTTTTAACCAAGTATGGAAAAATTGATTCTTAGGAAAATAATTCAATACTGATGTTACTGATGGATAGTATTCATCATTGCGTCTGTAAAAACGAGAATCTAAAACATTAATTTGTCTATCACCTTCAGAATATTCAACAATACGTTTAATCTTAGGATCTTTTATAACGTTTACATTTTTGTCAATCATATCAATTGTAATTTTTTCTCGATCAAGCTCTGTAGATTCAGAGGGTTTGTTTTCTCGAGAGTGTTAAGGAATTGTTCAAAACCAATTTCATTAGCGTCTTTACCTTCCATTTCTACTAAGTATACTTCTTTACCATATGACATTAACATTTCAGCTTGTTTTAAAGCATCGCGTCTAGCATCATTATCTAAAGCAATATAAATTCTATCAACAGAGGATTTCACTAATTTTTCCATTAGTTTACCATGTATTATTTTACCAAATAAAGGAATAACATTTCGTTTAATAGTGAGAGCATCAAACATACCTTCAACAAGTATAATTGGTGCATCCCAATTTATGTATAATTCAAACCCAATTACATCTTTAGCTGATGCAGGTGGATTTTTATATTTTTGGAGTGATGGTTCTTTATAATCACGAGCAATAAAATAATTTAGTTTACTATTTTCATCATATGATGGAATAATAACTCTAAATTCATATTTACCTTCTTTACAAAAACCAATATTATATTTTATAATATCATCTGTAGTAATACCTCTTTTCTTTAAAAATCTAAGGGCATGTTTTGCTTCTATTTGAGCAATTTTATCTTCAACTTGAGTAGATAATGAAATAAATTCTTTAGGTAATTCAAGTACACTAATATCAATATGTTCTTCTTTTTTAGTAGGAACAATTAAAATATTTAATTCAGCAATTTTATCTTGTGGTGCTTTAATTTTCTTGAATAGTGTAAGGATAGTTTTACCCTTAGCACCACACACCCAACAATGCCAGAAATTTTCACGTTTAGATGTAGTACGTAAACTAATTTCCATTTTGTTTTTATGGTGGGTACAGAATGGACACTTAAAAGCATAATTGCCTTTACTAGTTGATTGTCCTTTACCTAGCACTGATTCGACTAGGAATAATAGAGCTGTATTATCCATAACCTGGAATATACGAAATAGTTTTGCCTATAACAAGTCTTTAGAGAAAAATTTACCTAATATGTTATCATTATAGGATCTACCACTACCAATTAGAACTTCTTCTTTACATTGGTAATGCATTTCGTAATATGTTAGTTGTTTTTTTGTTTTGCATTGAATAAAAATCCAACAATCAAAATTTTCCTCGCCATGTTCCTTAATATCAGCGAGCAACTGTTTGTTAGAACCCCAATATGTTTTCCAATCACTTTCAACGCGAATTACTTCGTGAGTTGGTTTGCGACCTGGTCCTGTTTGTTCAGCTAATTGTTTTTTGGTAAGCTTATGCTTTTTATTATTCCAAAACACTTTTTTACCAACATAAAACTTTCCAGTTTTTAAATTGGTTATTTTATAAACAAAACCAAAATATTTTTCTGGGTTTATTACGTCCCAGCTTTTCCATTTAGATATCATATTTTACAATAAAAGTCATATCTGTATCAGGAGACATCATAATTGGTTTACCTAATTTAGCCACAGCTAATAATTCATCGCTGTCACTATATAAACCGATTTGGGTAGCATAAGTGTAGAAACTTTCGCTAGTGGCGAATCCTTTTAAAGAACCACTAAAATAACTACCTGATACTAAAGTAGGATTATAGGATAAATTATAATCACTTGATTTTACTAAGCAGCGCACTTCATTTTCATAAACGGTGTGTTCGTTTTTGAATGACATTACAAAGGATCCGGTATGTACTACTGATGGCATGAATATAAATATTAGAAGGGCCAAACATTTTTGTGTTCACCCCAATAGTCATGGTTTGTATATACATTTTTTGTATATACACTAAAATGAGAAGTAAAATGTTTACCGTGATTGATGTGTATAGGTGGATTTATACAATTCCATTGTTTCCTAATAATATTTTGAGGCTCAATCAATCCAGCATTTCTAATTAAAGCATTTGCAAGTATAGATTCACAATGTTTAATAGCTTCATTAAACCTCATAGTCATTTGGTGAAATGGTTCATCACGTTGTCCTAATGGTTGAAAACCATCAGCGTTTACTCCCATATAATTCATGTTAGTTATTACACATCCTTCTTCAAAATCAGGAAAATCAAAATAACCTTCTGGGTATAATACGTCGTGTTCTAGAAATGAAACATATTCGTAATTATGTATTTCTCTTGCTTGGTAAAGCAATTGCATTACTTGCAATAATTGATTTAAGTGACTAGAAGTATGAGTCCAAGCTATAAATTCAGGAAATGGATTTTGTGGTTCATGTTGCCACATACAAGTTAAAATATCCGCTTTACCTTCAGCTGCCTTTTGAATTGATTTCAATGAAGCTTGAATTGCTGGATAAATTGAGGGAGTATTGTTGTTAGAATAAAATATTCCTAATTTATTAGTTTTTGATTTAGGAAATACAAACAAATTATGTTCTTTAGTTTGGTGATTGGAAATTTCACCTTCGTGTTCTATTTGTATTTTTAAATATTTTACAGTTCCTGGTTGGGTATCTCCTATAATATCGTTACCAGAACGAATTATAAGTTTATTTCCGTTTACTTTGGATTGTATTTGAGAAGTACAATCAACTCCACCGTAAGTAGCTTTTAATATTTTTAAATCAGACATGATTTAGTAGCAGTTTCTTTAATTTCATTAAAATATAATTTAGAACAAAATTGTTCATCAAATGTATCCTCAATATTATAAGGTAATATATTTTGGTATTGTCCCTTATAAAAATGTTTTCCGGGTCCTGTTACACCAGCATTATGGAATATAGTTGTTTCTTCCCAACGCTTAGTGGGATCCGTAGCCCAACTAAAATTCATCTCAGGTACTACTTTTGTTTCGTTTCCAAGTAACCAACCATTCCAAAGTACAGCCCACATATCAGCACACCAAATTTGAAGTGGATGATAAGGAGGTTTGATAGGATCTCCAGGATTAACAGTATGTCTATCTAAAATTACTTTTTCCTCATTCAGTTGTGTGATTTGATAAAATAATTGTTCGCTATCTTTTTCTACTTTTTCCCAATACTCAGCGTTTACTCCTTTCATTATGTACTGAGCACCACCTGAATTTGAATTCATTAGTTTGGGAATAATAGGATCTATTCCTGCTATTTTACACATTTTATCATATACATCTTGTCCTTTAGACATGATATAATCATAATTGATGTATGAATTTGTATTGCTTAAATACCAAATCTTATCATTTAAAAACGGAGTCCAATTGGGTGTTTGGGTAAATACAATATCACAATCATGATAGAAGATCGCCTCAGATTCCAGTTCAGGATGCGCTTTAAAGTGCTGTTTTAATACGTTGGGGCGTACAGACGAAATGTAATATATTGGTTGTTGTCTAGTATCTTGATAAAAGAAGAAACGAACTGAATTATAATGCGCTGCTAATTTATCCCAAGGATCTTTATTTTCTGGAGTGGATGTTAAATCATTTGGATTCCAAGCAATAAGTATATCAATGTTATTTGGATTAATTCCATGTTTAATGAAATTATTAATCATTACTTCAACCTGCCAGGCGTAATAAAGTAGCCTTGGTTGAACACAAACATAACGTAAATTTTTCATAACCTAATATAAGTATTTTATTTTATAATACCAAAAGTTATGGGCATGAATTACTGAAAGATGCCGTTCCTAATGTGTATATAGCTGTATATGCAGTTCCGGTATCATTAAGTTTTAATGGTAAATAATTGCCTGTTGTTTCAACTGGGGTGGCTAGGTTTGTATCGGTATACATTCTTGTAGTTCCGTCTACTATACTATTTTGGGGGCTATAATAATTTGTAGTATTAGCGTATCCTGAACAAGCCGATCCACTATCTCCAAAAAAGCTTGAAGGTCCTGTCCAAGTATAATAAGCTACTGTTGTAGTAGTGGTTGTTGTACTAGTAGTAGTTGTAGTTGTAGTAGTGGTTGTTGTAGTTGTAGTAGTAGGATAATTAAAATCAATATAGTTAGTACAAAGAGCACTTGTTGATTTTACTCTTACAATAGTAGCAGCATCAGGAACTAAATTTGTAGTATATCCAGCTGTTAGTGAACCTTTAAGAACATTTGTTTCAAATGGAGTAACAAAACTATCGGCATTTGAAAGCAAATTAAAAGGTCCTGTATCGGCTCCAGCGGTTGTTAATAATATAGTTGCTGATTTTGGCATGTTATTTTATAAGTTTTATGCAGGAGTAAATCCTAGTTCAACTTGATAGAATGAACTTGAATGGTATTGGGAGTCTCCTGTTGTGAAATCAATATCTAAGGCATATACACTTCCTGATGTTAATAAATAAGGAGGTGAGGTTGTAAATGATTTAGATACAGGTCCCATAACACATCCTAGGTCTAAGTTTACAGATGTTGCTCTAGCTACTTCAGTTCCATTTAATTTAAATATTATATTTTCAAATCCTGCATCTTGTTGTTCTACTAGTCCTTCAAAATCAAGAGACATACTCACATTAGTAGATCCAACTGTTATAGTAGCTGCAGCTGATCCACTTTGAGTTTGATCACAGGTACCTCCACAGTTGGCAGAATCTGCTATATTAAATCTAATAGTTTGATTAGCATTAGTTATAGACCAACCAGATCCAGAACATTGAGGATAACTAGACGAAGCTGTAGTCCATGTTAAACCAAATACAGGCAACGGTGTTGGTACAGAAATCGAACCAGATAAAGTACAATCTGGAGGGGTTGTAGTTGTAGTTGTTGTTGTACTAGTAGTAGTGGTTGTAGTTGTAGTTGTGGTGGTGGTAGTAGTAGTGGGTAATGTTGTAGTGGTAGTAGTTGTACTAGTTGTGGTGGTGGTAGTAGTAGTTGGTTCTGTTACAGTAGCAGTAATTTTTGCTTTATTACTTCTTAAAGTAGTAGAACAAGAACCAGCAACTTCAGCTCCTATAGTATAATAAATAGTATAAGTACCAGCTATAGTAGTAGTTAAAATAACAGTACCGTTACTTCCTGTTGACCAATAAGCCAAATCAGAAGCACTACCTGATAATAATATTGAACCTGTATTTAAGGTTCCACTTCTTCCATCATCATTAAGAGATGCTGAAATTGTTTTTGGAGAGTCTGTAGTTAAAAAACTTCCACTATCATTTTTAGCTAGTGGAGGGAGAGGGAACATTAATTGATAATCTTGATTAGTAACTATTGCTAATCCTTGAGCATAATATATGTTTCCAACGTGTGTTTTACTTCCAGAATAGTCATATAAATTTCCATAGCTATCATCTTGAATATTATATGCAGAAGAAGATATTTGAAAATTACCTGGGAGTATTTTGTTACCAAATGTTCCTTGATTTACTGCTACAACTCTAATTCCTTCATTAGCACCAGTAGGAAAATTTTGAACTAATCTATCATTATCATTATAGATAAAATAAGAAGATGTGGGGCGTTGTTGAGAAGCAGATTCATAATTGTTTAAGGTAAACATTAATGAACTAGTATTCAACGAAGCAGTATAAACCTGATAGAACATTTGGTTTATTTGAGCATAAACTAAGCGTTCATACTCACCTTCAGTAACAGGATCATTATCTGCAGAAAAAGCACCTGTAACGTTTGTGCCTTTATATATGGTTAAATAGTCAGATGAAGTAGGGTATGGACAATAAGGTAAAGTCCATTGTTTGTTAGCTTGGTTTGCTACAACTGTAACGTCTGATCTGCTTAACTGTTTGAATGAAGACATGCATTAATAGTCTAATTTGATTCTAATCAAGGCTTCTTTAGTAAAATCTTTTGTCAATGGTTGACTTAATTTAGCTATAGCTAACAATTCATTATTATCATTATACATACCTACAGCAGTAGGGAATGTTTGAGGATTATCAATCAATGTAGTATATAGCAAGTTACCATTTGCATCTATAATAGATGGGTTTGTTGTATAGTTAAATTCACTGTTCTTTACTCTTGTAAAGAAATAACGTGAAGAAACAGTTTCAGATGATTGTAAAGTAAAGCTACTTGTTACAGATCCACTTACAATTGAGTTATATAATCCTAATGTATTAAAACTTGCTGATGAAGTACGCTGATTCATATTTGCAGAACCAGTAATATAAGGTAGTAAAGAAGTTGCTGAACCTGAAGTTGCATTTAATACAATAACATTAAGGTCAGGAAACATCATTCCATAGTAAGAAGCAGAGGCAGCGGCATTATATCCAGTACCATTACTACCACTAATTACATAATATACTTCATTTTCACCAATAAAGCGAGTTAAATTTGTAGTACCACTATCGTCTGTTAAATAGATAATACTGCTTCCGCTTTTTAAAGCTAAATTAAAAGAACCTGGTTGTAAAGATTCTTTATAGCGGTTACGAGCAAAGTTAAGTACAAATATCTGACTTGCAGTAGTAGCACTGTTATCAAAACTAAAGTTTACTGTTTCAGTTCCGTAAACTAAATTTCTATATTCTCCATATACAACACGTGATGGAGTATATCCTCCTGTAGGAACATTTGCATTAATCAATGCAGATCCAGATCCAAATAGATTACCAAATTGAATGCTGAATTGAACAGCAGAACTTGATAAGGAAGGAATACCATTATAGACATCTAAATAATACTCAGATGTAGTGCTTTGGCTGTAAAAGTTAGTTGAATTTGCATTTACGTCACCACTCCAAAAACCACGTATTACGGTTTCTGAACTAATTACTGAGTCTTCTGGGTTGTATCTTACGAATGACATATGTTAAATTAGATTGTTGATACTTTTTGAATATTCAAAGGAATTGTAATTCTAGCACCACTATCTCTACCAATTACAGTAAATGTTGTAGTTAATTGTGTTAGTGTAGAACCAAATAATGTATTAATTGTAGTACCTGTAATTGTAAATGAAGTACCAACTTGAGTTACAGACAATACAGTACCTGTAGTTGTGTTAAGGTTACCTGTTGGTTCAGTTGTTGTAATACCTGTACCTGTAAATGTAGATACTAAACGAGAATCGGCAATTGTGGCTGTGTAACCGTTTGCTTCAAATGTACTTGTAGCACCTAAATAGTTAAGTGTTTGTGGTGTAATTGTTAATGAAGCACCTTGGCGTAAAGTAATACTATTGTAACCTAAGTTAATTACTGGTAATTTAGAAGTTCCACGAGGTAAAGTTACTAATTTGTAACGCATTACTTGTGATTCGTTTGGAATAGCTTCTAATACAGGTGTATTTTCAATTGCTTCACCATAATATGCTGATCCTGATGGGTGATTTGGATTATACAAGGTATAATCGATTTCATCATCAGCTAAAGCAAACTGGGTGATCTGAAATGAACCATCATTACGAGCCAATAATTCACGGCCTTTCGTGGTTAATATTGCATCTACAGTTATTGTTGTAGGATTTAAAATTGCCATAGTTTTCTATTGTATATACTATAAATATGTTAAATTTAGAAACTTCCGCCGTTAATGTTATCTATTGCTGGCTGATCATTAAGTAGTTTTTGTTTTACTTCACGAGTAATAGTATCAATGTTTGCTAAAACAGCAGGAGATATATTATCAGGTATTAAAAATCCATATGATGTTTTTCCATCTCGTTTTGTAAAAGATAATATTACGTTTGTTTCATCTTGTCGTCGAGATAATACTAAGAAACGAGTGTATGTTTGGTTTGCTATTTCTGATTTTAATGTTGCTGATAATTCAATATCTAGTCTTACACGTAATAAACCTGATTGGGTAGTTACTCCCAACACTCTTGCTTCTACAAAAGTATTATCTGATAAGTATACTAATATTATATCAGAAGGGTTAATAGTGAAGTTATAATCAACATCTCCATATTCATCATATAAAGTACTTGTAGAGCCAGATAATGGATTTGGTACAAATATATAATTCCCACCATGAAATCCACTCACACCAGGAGAAAATACAATTTCATTACTATTAGAACCAGTAGCAATGGAAGCACTACTAAAATAAGAAGTAGGAGTTGAAGCATAACCTAAAGAAGCAGCTAATGAAGATACTTTTAAAGTGCCCGTTCCTAAAGAAGCAGTAAAACTACCTGTAGTATTTCCCTCCATTTGGAATTTAAATATTAATTTTTCTCCTACATTTAAGGGTGTAGAAGGAATATTAATATTAAAAGTAGTAGTTGTTGTCTTTTGAGCCATTTATTTATTTTTAACAAGCATAATAATCACAATTGTTATCTATTACTACAGTTAGTTGTGTTCCTCCAATAGTTATAACACTACCATTATAAGCAGGCTGTCCATTTACTACTATATACGAGCCTTTTCTGTAATTACTAGTACCACACCCCATTCCATAAGAACCTGTTTGGTATCCTGTAGTATTACCAGCAGTTATTAATAGACTAGTACTTAATTGGTCATCTTCACTGTTTGTATTACAGCTACCCCCACTATACCCCATAACAGAAGCATAACTAATATCAACAGTAGTTGATGGAATTGCTTCAGATAGTTGGAAGTAGAAAGTATCATTAGAATAACTAAGAAAATATAATGTTGATGTGGTTGGATCACCTGCTACAAAATATTGAATGTCTTTTCCATTTTGTAATAGTGTTTCTCCACCAGATCCACTTTTCCATACTTGTAATGACCAAGTAGCATTATTTATAGGACTTGTTCCTACAGTATATGTAAAAGGTAAACTTACCTGAATCAAATGATCTCCAGTTTCTTGGACTGAATATGTTGGGAAATGGGTTGTTGATCCTGATCTAAAGTATTGTGATCCTTCAATAGTTCTATTAAATATATTATAGACATAACTTCCACTTAGAGGATAAGAATCTGTTCCACCACTTCCACTAATATAAGAGTTTGGATTTAATGTGTTTTGAGCAGTTGCTAAATAAGCATTTAGATCTACTGTGTTTAAAAAGGCTAAATACTGATCAAATCCAGATCCAGTAGGGCCAAAATATAAAATAGGTTCATAAGTATATCCACTATCAAATATTGATTTTTCTCCATCAGTAATCTTTTGATTACTATACAATTGATTATTAAACTGAGATATACTTCCTGTGTCATCTTGGATGAAGGTATTTTGTACCTCAACCCAATGTTTATTGCGAAGATTTAATTCTGTTAAATTACCATCAATATCAACTAAATACTTTAAAGCAACATTATTTCTTTTTGGTAGAAATTTACTATTTACAACTTCAGAAAACAAACCTAATTTAAGAACATTTTTATCAATTACTGCTGTTTTACCATAAGAAATATCACCTTCAGTATATGTGTTATACTTTGCGCTGCTTAATTTAACCCCATCATAGCGAGAAAGCTGATGTGTTAATAATGTTTCGTATGAATCTTGAAGTTGGGTTGGAACTAAAATATTATTATTTGTTCCAAAAATAGGTTCTGCCTTTAATCTATTTCTAGATATTAAACTTTGAGAAACATTATTTAACAGTACGTTATAATCTGTATGATCAAAAACGTAAATTTGTCCTGGGGTTAAAGTGCTTGAAGTTGGGAACAAATAAGGATTAAAGGTTCCACTTTCAAAATATTTGTAAGTGTTTATATAACTTCCTGTGAATACTCCATTGTAATAAGCCGCTCTACTTCCAGTTAATCCATAGTAAATGTCTGTATATTCAGTTCCAATAGTTGGTCCTGCTATACTACCTGTTTGTACATCAATATCTGATGTAGAAGAAGGATTAGCATAAGACCATTTATTTCTTTCAAGTATAGGTGAACTAATAGTCACACCAGTTGATAAACTTGTTCTTGCAGGAACAAAATCCTGTAGCATTTTAAACAATGAATTATCAAAAAACTGAATTAAGCGAATAAAACTATTATAATCAGTTGCCGCTAATGATCCACTTGCTGAGGAGGCTGTATAAGGAAGTTGAGATGCAGATAAAGGAGATAAATAAGTTATTCTTGCTGCTTCTAAAGCTGAGTAAGAACTACTATATTGATATCCAGGATCACCTAAAATATCATCTAAACTCCATGTTGGATTTGAAGCTACAATAGAAGCGGATGTATATATATCAATTTTATCTTGTGGTGAAAACGAGATATCAACATAATTTAAATCGTTTGTTCTAAATTGTGCTGATGCAGTTGGGTATTCTACTACACTGATAAAAGGGGATAATACACTACCTGTTACGACACTTCCTGTTACAATTCGAACTTTATCATTATTAAATTCATCTAGTGTATTTGATTTTAAATCACCACCATATTCTTTAATAGGTAAAACACTACTTGTAACACCGAATGTAGAGACTAATGTTTGTAAACCATAAGTTGTACCTTTAGTTTTTAGTAATAAAGGCAAGTTATGGTAGATACGTTTATAAGATTCAGCAACTAAATCTTTACGTGGAAGTGCATTTAAATAAGATCCTGTAAAAGTAAAATTATTATCCCAGTTTGCACTACCGCTATTTCCTATTAAATAATCTACATTATCAACATCACCATACTGATTATATAATTTGGTTCCTAATGATTCAAGTACATAATATACTAAATCTTTAGAAATACCTTTTTCAAGATTATTATTTGCTAAATTAATATCAGTAATTGCTTTTAAATAAATCCATATATTATCAAAATAATGACCAACCATGTTTAGGAAAGTCAAGTATTGTTCATTATTAGGATCATCTTTAATAAAAGAAGGAATAGTAAATATTAAATTATTTTGATTTTGATCATCATAAAAATCAGCACTTGATGTAGCCCAACTATACCATTCTTGAACTTTGCTAGATCCAGTAGATAATAAAGGATAAGGTAATAAAGATCCTGTTTTTGGATATGGAGTTATATTATAATCAATAGATGAAGTTAAAGTTGATCCACTTTCAAAATATAAATAATATTCAAATCCATCAAAATTAGCAATTATATTGTTAATACTAGCGGTAGAAGCATTTAACTCACCAATCATTAAAGGAAACTGAGAGGATGAAATAGAATATTTTGTTATTTCATTTTTGTAGTCTTCAATTTCTTTTACTTTATTATAAAAATTAATTATTCTTTGTTTTGCCGAACTAAAAACAACAAAATTATTATAATCAGTATAATCTGTATTAATATCAATGCTTTGTGAAGTCATTAAACTTAAAAGCTGTTGATAAGAAGCTGTGGATATATTTTGGACGCTAGTTATTAAATTAGTGTAGGTTTGATAAGAAGTAGCAACATTATTTTGATTAGGAATATCAATATCAAAATTAGGTCCTCTAAGTTGAGGACCAGGAGCTGGGGTTATTAATTTATCTAAATTAACATCGAAAACATAAGGACTAACTTTTTCATTTACAACCCATAATGTATCTTTATCCTGAATATTATCAGGAAGTGGTTGATATAGTTTAAAAAGTATTTCATATCCTGAATCGACTTTATTTAGAGCTGTATTAACTGCTACAACTTGAGTATTATTTCCAAAATTAAGAAGATATTCAACAAAATAAGCAGACCCACTATATGAATTTATGAGCGATAAAGATCCGCTTTCAATTTGAATATTAGTTAAAGTAGTAGATCCTAATCTTAATTCTGTTCTATCAGCGGAAATTTCTTTTATAAAGAGCCCAGCATCAGTATAGTTTGAAATTTTATTATTAAAAAAGTTATATTGGGTTTTAAATTCACCTGATGAGTATCCTATGTTTTGAAGATCCTTAACAGGATCTATTTCAATAACAGGTAAAGTTCCACTTATTGGATCTACATAAGAAGAAGTATTAGGTAATTTGAAATCTATATAACTATAGTTAACATTTAAAAGATTACCACCAGCATCATAAACAAAATATTCAATATAGTCATTTTGTTGACCAAAACTTTCTTTTAAAGTTCGAGGTGTAAGCAAGTTAAGATCAGCACTATCATAGCGAGATAATTGCTGTGTATTTAAAATTTCACCTACTATTTTAATATTATCTGCCATTATTTTTTAGTCAGTTCGTTTATTGTTGTTTGAGTATCAAGTACTTGTTGTCTTAGAGATGTTATTTCATCTAGTAGTGCTTGAACATCTTCTTGACTTATACTTACCCCTAAATAATCTGCTTCACGTTGTAAGATATATCTATGAGAATTTGTTTCTCCTTCTGTTGGAATTTGGTAAAATAATTGATCATATAATTCAAAAAAATCGTCAACAGAAAAAGATAATTGTTCTTCTTCTGAGGTTGGGTCTATTAGTTGGTTAAATTGAATATTAACTACTTTACTAAAAGCATCTTTACCAAATACTGTTTTTTGTACTGGGATTTGTGACATTATCTTACAACTTTAAAAATATAATTATTATCAAATACTACTGTTTCTCCATCCGCCATTACTGATTTTAGAAGAATTTTATAGTAGCGTTCTGGTTCTAGACCATTCATATATACATTGAAATAATTACTATTTGAATCACAACTAATTTTAGTATATGATGTATCGTAATCTACGACAATTTCTTCAGTATCCAAATCTACTATTGACCAGTATGAAGAAGAAGGTAATGCTTTTTGATTAGCAAAACTTAAAGATGTTCTAAATGTTACAGGAGGATAAATATCTCTTACAGCAATTCTAAAACGTTGAACTGAGTCTTGTTGATATTCACCTTTGTTATTATTTAAAGTAGGTACACAATAACTTGATGTAACTACTACTAATGAGCCTGTTGAATATGATGAATCATTCCATCTAATTTCTAAAGCAGGAGGGTAAATAGTATGAGTAGTATCTGAAAAATATTTGGTTTCAAATTTAGAAGCTGTTGTGAATTCTAAAGATGAAGAATGTTTTAAAATAAAACCATAATTAGGAATAGAACCACTATACCATGCTTTTACGGTATTTGATACTTTCATTTCTATATCTTTATCAGATATAAAATTAAATGATTGTGTAGCTTGGTAAGCAGAAGCGGTATACCATATACCTCCTCCTATATTATTACTATATGAGCCAGTAATACCAGATGCGAATGTTCCGTTTGTCCATACCCCACTTCCTGATTGTTGAGCATATTCCCAACTTACTCCATCTGTTGTTTGTGGTAAATTTCCCAAACGTCCTGTACCTTGATTCCAATCAGATGCTAATGGATGACAAAATACTGTATAATCTAAAGGAATAGCAGAAGCATGTGCTAAAAATAATCTTAAATACACATCAAACGTACTGCCTGATACTTTATTAGTAATAATATCAGTTATTTGGTCTGATGGGAATTTAATAACAGGACGGGATACTTCATCAGTACCTTCTATAGAGTCAAAAGTACTTAATTCTAATATTTCGTCAATTCCTGTATTTAAAGCAGGGTAAAATGAATAAAGAGTTGCGCTCTTTTCTGGGAATATTTTGTAAATAGCCATAATTAGTAATTACTACGTATAAATATAGTAACTACTAAATTGTTTTACGCCAATAAATGGTAATACTCTTTAAAGTGTTTTTGACGATCAGCTAAACCGATTGTACCACCGTTAACACATTTAGTCACAGCTAATACAGAAGCATCAGAAGCATCTTTACATTTAGCTAAGCAATTTTTAGAGAAAAACCAAGCAGCAGATAATAACGGATATTTAGTAGCAACTAGATCAGGATTAGCAGCAATATCAACACCAATTGATTTACCAAAAGCTGTGTAGTTTTGCTTACCTGTTAATTGAATAAAACCACGTCCACGGAATTTAAAACCTTCACCTGATGCTTCATCACCATTACCCATACGAGATGCGTAAACACGGTTAGCAATTTTTTCAGGCTTACGTTGATATGATTCGGCTAAAGCTTGTGATGGAAAATATTTTTTAAATATACCTAATAAACCTTTAGCACTATAATTTAAATTTTCATTTACAACTTTAAAACCAGCTGATTCATGACCACACTGAGATAAAAAATGGGCTAATTCTACTGGGGTATCAATACCAAATGTTTTCATTACATCTGGAATTTGTGATATAACACTATCAGGAATGTGTCCTTTTAATTTTTCTAAATTCATACTTTATTGGTTTATTATAAATATTATTGAACAACCACTCTACCTTGAATATCCGTGTTGGGATATCTAACCTCAAATACTGCAGGGTCCATTGAAGGATATACATTTCCGTTTCTGGTAGCTCCTGCTATATCATATCCGTATTGAGAATATGTAGTACCTGTAGAGTCTTGTTTATTAACAACTTCAAGTTTTACTACTGATTGAACTCCTCTAACTTGAAGCAATTTAGAAATAATATCTGATAGTATAATTGGTTGGTTAATTTGCCAATTGTCTATGTTGAAATGATCTTTTAATACATTTATACAGTTTGTTAAAATATCCTTATTGCTATATCCACTTAATACAATGATATCAAAATTAACACCAATATTGATATAATAAGCATCTTTAATATTAATAGCATCAGTAACCATTCTGTACTGATTTATGTATGTTATTAAGTTATTTTTTAATGTAGCCGATGCTTGAGTTAATTGTTTATTACTGTTATATGATAAAACGTATAAATCTAAAGCTAATGGGTTATTTTGAGGAATTACTGATACAGTTTGTGTTGGATTTTTGTATAGATCCTGTGAAATGTAAGCTTTGGATACAACACCATAATCAGAAGGCATTGATAATGCTCTTATAATATAATCTTCTTTAGTTACGGCTCTTAATTGAGTCGAGTAAGCATATAAAGCATTTTGGCGAATTTCATCAACAGTATCACCATTTCTTCCCCCAGATGAAGGGATTGGGTTACTTGAAATTACACTATTAATAACATCAATTGATAATTGTCCCCCAGGATTTCCGTTTTTAAAATAAACTGCAGAAGTATCTATTGTAGTTAGATCATTAGCAGAAACATTTGATGTTATTCCTCCTCCTACTAAATATTTTACAGTTAGATTACCTACAGGAACTAAACCATATTCTTGTGTAAAGAATACAGAAGCTTCATTATAATTATTTGTTAAATCTGATATACCTGGTACTAACCCTGCTTGGATGCTTCCGGCTGTTGGGACTATTTGTGAATCTGTTTTACTACCAATTCCATTAGATAAACCGGCTCCAAATTCAATTTGTAAAGTATTATTAGATAATATTCTAGAAACAAAACGACGAGGAACTTTTTGTAATTGAAGAAGGTAAGGAGTTTGATCAGTAGCAGCACTAGGATTAGCTATTTTTTGATAAATAGAACTCTGAGCTAAATAAGGTACTTCATACCATATATTTCCATCACTTCCCGTTACATTTAAAATTTGTAATATATTATTATCACTAATATTAACAGTTGCAAATTTTTGATTTGGAGAGGGAGTAATAGTAGTTTCTTTTATTTCAGCTGAAATAGCGGGTACAGATTTTTTAAATAGAAAATAATTATCACTGTAGAAAGTAATTTCAGCACTTCCTGTATCTGTAAAGTCAATTTGTTGTGTAGTAATAAATTTAGTACCAGTAGAAGTAGAAGTTAAAGTGGTATTAATAGGAATTATTAATCCATAAGTATTATAATCTGGATTTATTATACCTCCATTATTAATAGTAGGGACTAATTGATATACATCAACAACAGTATTTGAAGCGTAAGATGCTTTAGGACGATAACCCATAACATATGACATTGCATATAGGTTTTCTTTTTCCTTAGCATATAGTAAGAAATTTTCTTGTATTTGAGTATCTAAATAGAATGATGTAACATCACCTACATAAGAAGCCATTTCAATAAATAAATTACCGGGAGTTGCTTCGGAGAAGTCATTGTAAGTTGTTGGAAAGTATGTTTTAGCATATTGCTGTAATGCTGTTTTAAACTCTCCAAAGTCTTTATTTAAATACGATATGTTTTTATCTTCGTTAGTCATTATTATTGAAATTGTACTGTTACCTGATCAGGAGATTGAGATATATTTACTATGTAATTGACACTTAGGTTTATTAAATTATAATCAGGATTAGGTGTTATTAATATTTCATTTACTGTTATTTCAGGAACAAAAATTTCTATACTATTTGATAAACTATTTTTTATAAGTTCTAAATTTTCATCTGTTATTCCTTCAAACAAAAATTGTTTTAAATAAGTTCCAAAAGCAGGATTCATTATTCTTTCACCTACATCGGTTAATAATAAATTAACTAAGTTTGATTTTATCTGATCTTTAGTAGTATAAGTACTATTAAATACACCGGGGCCATTAAAAGGAAGAGATACCCCAATAGCAATATTCTTTTGTAAATCTAATGGATTTACTCGTATCGTTTGAGGTATTGGCATATTATCCTAAATTTCTTAATCCTGATAAGTCTTGTTGAGACATGTTTGCTCCTGCATCTGCTATAAAAGCGGCAAATGGGTTATCTGATGTTTTATCAACTTTAAGTTGAGATTGAGGTGCGTCATATCCAAACATAACTCCTACTTTATTTCTTAAAGCAGCCTTAGCTTCAATATTTCCTGATGGAACATCACTACTATTGAAACTAACCATTTTACTTTCAGTTAATTCTTGTTTCTTTTGTTCTAATAAAAGAACACCAATTTCTTCGCGAACGGCTTCACGAACTGCTTCTTTAATTAATTGTTTAAATAATTTTGCATTCATAGTTATAAATATTTTATCCTTGTAAGTTTCGTTGGTCGATGACTAGTTTTAATTGTTCTATTAAATCATTCGGGTCTAAAGTAAATGAATAGTCACTTTTAATTTGTTCTACCCCATCACGATTAGTAGCTACGGCATAGCGGCGTTTATTTCCTTTAACAACAAAACGTGGGTCTTGTTCCTCTTTAATATTAAAATTAAATCCTTTATAAGGAGGATATTTACCTCCTGTTGGAAGAAAGAAATTAGTTAAACCTTCTAAATTATCTAAAGATTTACCATCTAGTTTTAGACTAATCTCTTTTAATCTATCTCTTAATTCATTTAATCTAATTATTTCATTTGACAATAAATTAGTAGCTATAGATAATAAAGCACTTAATCCTAAAACAAGATTACTTGCTTTTACTAATCTATCCGCTACCGTAGAAGTAATTGGAAGTGGAAGTGAAGTTATAATTCTAAGTATTAAAGCAAATATAGTAATTATAATTTGTATTGTCTTTAATGTTTCACCTAAATTATTTAATTTTTTAATATTATTATTAATTAAAGCAATGGCATTGTTTCTTAAATTAGTAGCTATAGCTGCTGTTTGAGTATCTTTAACTTGAGTATCTATATAGTTATTTACTTGATTTACTAAATCTTCTAATTTTTTTCTTTGTGTTATAACATTTGAAAATTGATTAGTTAGTTGTAATGCTACAATAGGG